TGACCGGCGGCATAGACCTAGCAGCAGAGGCAGCAGGATTCAAGACAATATGCTTCTGCGAGATCGACTCATACTGCCAAAAGGTGCTACGGAAGCACTGGCCTGATGTACCAATAGTGGAGGATATACGAGATGTCACAAGGGAAAAGATTATGGCCTACGCCGAAGGCAGGGAACCCAGGAAGCCGACCGAACAAGAAGGGGGGCAAGATTCTAGCAGAGGAAGCCAAGAAGTCATTGGCAGAGATAGAGGAGACACAGCAACCGTCCCCCCAATTACCCTTGTTACCGGCGGAGTCCCGTGCCAGCCTGCAAGTGTTGCCGGGAAGCGAAGAGGCACAGAGGACGACCGTTGGTTCTGGCCGGAGGCTATCAGAATACTATCTGAAGTCAAGCCCACTTGGGCCGTGTTTGAAAACCCTACTGGAATCCTTACTCTTGAAGGTGGAGTGGTCTTCGACAATCTGTTATCTCAAATGGAGGCTGAAGGATACGAAGTCCAGTCGATATGTATACCAGCTTGTGCCGTCAACGCCCCGCACAGACGGGATAGAGTATTCATTGTGGCCTACGCCACTAGGCTTCTCAGACAATCCAGCGGCTCACGGCAAAGAGAACGGCAACTGGCAAACCAAGATGAAGCAGGCATGGTGGCCGACACCGAAGACACCGACCGGCGGAGGACAAGTCGAAAGGACGACATCCGGAGGGGGAATAAGGAAACTGGAAGATGCAGTATCAGCGGATGTGGGATACAACACTGGGCAACTGAACCCGACGTGGGTAGAGTGGCTCATGGGATTCCCTCTAGGGTGGACAGACTTAGATGCTTAGGAAACGCCGTAGTGCCGGCGCAAATCTATCCGGTTCTCCGAGCAATAGCGGATATCGAGGGGATTGACAATACTGTAAGAATAGAGTAAACTTTTATCATGGACTTGACTATCAGGACAGAAGATTTAATAACTTGCGAGCAGGCAGCAAATCTACTGGGTGTCTCCCGCCCTACGGTCTACAACCTCATTATACGCCACAACCTGCATCCTGTTATGATCGCCAGGAACCGGTATCTCCTGAAGACTGAGGTGGAGGCTCTAGCTGTGAGGTTGAAAGCAGATGGCTAAAGGCCGGATGCTCAATAAGAAGATCAGCCTTGACGATGCGGTGAATCGTCTATCCTGCGACACAGCCCGGCTCCTGTACACCTGGATCATTTCCCATTTAGACCAACATGGATGCTTCTATGGTGATGCAAATGTTGTTAAAAATCTAATTTTTCCGCTCCGAAATGACATCAAATCGCGAAAAGTTGAACAGTTTTTACAAGAAATGGAGAGTGAATCACTCATCCAACGCTATGAAGTCAAAAAAACACGTTACATTTTCTGCCAAAACTTCACTAAAAACCAAGTCGGGCTACGTCCTGACCGTGAAGCTGAGTCGGATATTCCTAGATACAACGGCAATAAACCAGAATCGGTAATTACTCCCGATTTACTCCGTCAAAATGACGGAAACACTCCGCCTGAACAGAATAGAAGTATAAAGGAACAGAAGGTAATGACGGAAACACTCCGTCAAAAGAGAAGAGAAGAGAACCACCCTCCACTAGATGCTCCAGGGTGGTTGCTTACTATCTTTGAGTTTAAGGGCTTTTATTGTGACCTAGTTTGGGTTAAGCGGATAGAGACTGACTTCCCAGATATCGACCTCGTGGAATCGGCAAAGGACTTCACGGATTACTGGTCTGAGCGGCAAAAGGGAATCACGTCTGTAAAGCTGGCGTGGCGCAACTGGCTCAAGAAGGCGCGGGAATTGGGCAAATGCTTAAATCCAACTGAAACCCCTTATACAGGACACTGATATGACAGATAACCAACTCCCCCATTCGATTGAGGCGGAAAATGCCGTAATAGCCTCGTGCCTCATTGACCCGGACGCCTACGCTGTGGTCCGTGCCATCCTAGAGCCGGCCGATTTCCACACGGATAATGCTCGCCTATCCTTTGAGGCTATGGGCAAGTGCTACCCTGGGATTGATAGCCTGACAGTATTCGATGCTGCCGGCGGCCAGGTAGATGCCCTCTGGCTCAAGCACATAGAGGCCAACATCCCAACCTCTGTCCATGCAGAACACTACGCCCGCATCGTGGCAGAGAAGGCGTTTCAGAGGCGGCTCATTGATGCCGGTGGGCAGATAGCGGCAGAAGCTTATAGTAACGGTAGTGCCAGCGCCGACCTGTTCGCCAGGGCTCAGGAAATCCTATACCAGACCGAGCCACAGAGTGCGGGAGACATCATAGACGCCAAGGGGCAGGCTGAGCGGATGCTGACTATGGTAGATCGGCGTCGTGATACCAAGCAGAGCGGTGGGCTACCCTTCGGCTATATTGATCTGGACCGACTGACGGGCGGTATGTACCCCGGCAACCTCGTGGTGGTTGGCTCCCGCCCCGGTATGGGCAAGTCTCAGATATTGGCTGAGACCGACTGCTACCTCAGGGGATTCGGGAAGGGTGTCATGGTTGCCTCAGCGGAAATGACCCTGGACGAGTGGAACGAAAGGGAGATCGCCATAGCGACAGGTATATCCGTCAGGCAGCAGAGGGAAGGCGGCTTGACCGACGAACAACACATGGCGATAGGCAGACTGGTAGACATCATAAGTCGGCAGACACACTACTGGCTAGAGGAGCCGGTGACCATCAATCGCATAGTCAACAAGGCCAGGGTGCTACAGCGGACGGTGGGGATTGATATTCTACTGGTAGACTACCTGCAACTCCTGGCCGACACTGTGCCGAAGGGGTTTGGCGACTCGGTGAGAGAGAGGGTTGGCTATATCAGCCGAACCCTCAAGCGGCTGGCGAAGGAGTTGGAGATCCCCATATTCGCAGCCGTGCAGCTTAATAGGGAGATAGAGGCTAGGCCGGATAAGCGGCCACGCATGGCGGATATCAAGGAGTGTGGGGATATAGAGCAGGATGCGGACGTTGTCATCCTGTTGCATAGGCCGTCGATGTATAAGCCGGACGACCAGCCTAACGTGACACATCTCTACGTGCCGAAGGTCAGGCAGATCGGTGTCGTGGAGCGGATTAGCTTATTCTGGCAGGCAGAGCGATGCCGCCACTTCGACATGATCGGGAATAAGGAGGGAAAATAATGGAGGAGAAATATAAGGATACATCGCTTGGCGATTTCATAGCTGAGCAATTCCAGCCTGCTGAGTGTGAGTATAAAAAGAGGAAGATAGCAGAGATAATCTGCCCAGTTACAGGACTCTGCCCAGGGGAAACCTGTTTCTATCACCATACCTACTGCCCTTACTATATGGCAGACTCTATCCTGTCCATGCTCTCGGAGGATAAACAGCCCACCCCCCCTGTTGAGGTTAGCGGGATGCTGAGTCCTGAGCAGATAAAGGCACTCAGACAGGGAATAGCGCAAGTGCTATGGGAAGCCGACAGGAGTGATGCCCCGCAGACGCAAGTTCCTTTTATTCCTCAGTTAGGATTAGGCATGCCGATCAATACTATACACTATGGATTCCTGGCCGATAGGGTTATTGAATTTTTACAAGGCCAGTGAGTCACCATCACCGTAAGGAGGAGAGATGCTGAGTGATGACGAGATACGGAAAATCAAAGCAAGGTTAGTAGCTCCTAGTCATATCCAAGGCGATGAGGGGTATATCAAACGACTAGCGGCTACCATTCCAGTGTGTGAAGAAGATACTGCCATCGCCCAAGCCCAAGAGCGAGCCACCCGGGAGAAGATAGCGGAGTGGCTGGAGAGGAAAGCTGAGGGATTTAGAAGTTTTCCGCTATTGACAAACCATATCCAGTCAGATTTGTGCGAAGACCTAGCCGCTGAACTACGGAAGGAGGCCACCAATGACTAGCGACTCACAACCACCTGAATCCGATACACAAGCGGGTTTGAGGGTCACAGATGAAACACTAAACCGCCAGCCCCATGAGGGTATTTCTGTCGGGATTCAGGACATATTGGGATAACGTGGGCATGATCTGGACACAAATAGTGTCCGATCGAGCACAAGGAGTGTACGATGTTTGAGGAACAGATGAGGGAAGGGTACGAGGTGGTAGCTGTAGAAACTGAGGCTATACAAACTAAGCTCCATATAGAACAACTAGCCCAGCGCATGAAGGGTGACGCCGTGATGGTGGGGGCGCTCCTACTCAAAGCCCGTAATAACTGCCACTGGTCAACACTGGGGTATGAATCCTTTAAGGGCTATGTGGAGGACTTAGATTTCCCCGTATCCGACTCCTACTCCTGGGCAACCCGCCTAATGGGTGTGGCTCAGATGGTAGCCGACCAGTTATTAACCGCTCAGGACGTTGACGAGATGGGCGTGTCTAAGGCTATCCGGTTACTACCCGCAGCCAATAGGGGAGAAGATATTACCGAATGGATAGTGGAGGCGAAAGTGCTGAGCGAGCGGGACTTGAGGTTGAAGATGGCGGGGAAGGATGACCCTGAAGTGCATCCGGGGCGCACAATAACCTGCTGGAATTGTGGCGCTACAATTATGGTTGGAGGGAAGCATGAAGGCACTTAGTATCAAGCAACCGTGGGCATGGCTGATTGTTGCACATCAACCAAGAAACAGGTATAATACTATTGGAGGTGTGTTATGCCTGAACTGGGTGAGATTTGCAAAGCAAAGGATGTTGGATATAAAGGCTGGGCTCGGTATATGTGGCATGCCTGTGAAATGTGTGGGAAGGCTAGGTGGGTACAGTACAATCAGCTACTTGCAGGGCGGCATAAACTATGCTTTCAGTGTGCCAATACGATCCGAGTTCCACGGGGGGATAAAAGCCCAAATTGGAAAGGTGGCCAGCACATTGATACAAGGGGGTATTGTCACATTCTTCTCAGCAAAGATGATTTCTATTTCCCGATGGCAGCCAAGTCGGGTTATGTTCTTGAGCATCGCCTTGTCATGGCAAAGGTTTTGGGGCGTTGTCTACAGCTATGGGAAATCGTGCATCATAAGAATGGGATCAAGGGAGATAATCGCCCTGAAAACCTTGAACTTATGGTGGGGCGTCAGCATTCGATTGACCATAATGAGGGTTACAGAAATGGTTTCAAGAAGGGATTCATAGATGGAAGATCGGCAAAGATTAGGCAACTTGAAGCAAAGGTTAGTCAACTCGAAGCCCAAATATGCGCTTTCAATTAGGCAGCCCTGGAGTTTTTTGATAGTCAACGGATACAAGGACGTCGAGAACCGAAGCAGGCGCACCAACTTCAGGGGTAGGATATACGTTCATGCTGGTGTCTCTCTATCGGAGATTAAGAAGAAGACGGCGGTCTATATCATGCGGCGGTTAAGTGGTAGACAGGCTGATCACTTCATGATTGTCTATCATCAATTGACTCTTATGGCCATTATTGGCGAAGTGGACATTGTGGATTGTTGCTGGGAACACACATATGAGTCATCTTGGGCAGAGAATCATATGTGGCAGTGGAAATTATCTAATCCAATAGCCTACGATAAGCCGATTCCGTATAAGGGCAGGCTAGGATTCTTTGAGGTAGAGATGCCGTTATGATTTCTCCCCGAACCCGCCAATACGTCTTTGACAGAGCAGGTGGTATGTGTGAATACCACAAGCCTGACGGTAGCCGATGCTGCGCTCCCGCCCAAGAGATCCAGCACGTTATACCGAAGGGGCGGGGCGGCACAGACGATGTAGATAATTTGGCCGCCAGTTGCGTGAACTGCCACCATTCCGTGATAGTAGATGGGAGAGCGTATATGGGGCATAGGATTTGGGAGGTGAAATGATGTGGAGACCTGAAGGATGGGTAACAAAGAAGCCAGTAAATTATGTTTTACATTGTTTTGCACCAGAAGAATGTAGTGCGTCCTTCTATGAAGCTGGTGCGGATGCCATGCTGAAGTGTATCCGCAATAGGTTTGAGCAACACCTTAATTGGTTGGATAGTCGGCGAGAGCATGCTTCTGCCAAGGCATTGACGTATCTACTTGATTCAATAGCTGATCCTGATGAGGAGGGATAAATGGAAGGCCAGGTACACTTCATAATCGGAGCAGGACTGGGAGGGATAGCACTAGCATCCTCATCTGATCCGAACTATACCGCCGCTGCCATCATGGGTGCTATGACACACCCTGTTCTGGACGATGCCAATGTCGGGAAGTACGGGGTTTATCACGGACTAGGTGAAGGGGCTTCGAAGGTGTGGCTGTTTATCTTCTACAGCTTGGCCATCTTCGCAGGAGCGTGGCTAACCTGGCATCACCCTGGAGTCGGAATGTGCGGACTGATAGCATGGCTGAGTTACGACCACGCCTGGGGAGTCCGATGGGCACAGAAGCGGTTAGGGAAGCGGGCCACGTATCCGTCCCTGCACGGGAAGTTTATGTTTCCCGATTGGATGCAGACACGATGGGGGCTGATTCCTAGGTGTGTATTCTTGGGGTTATTTGTTTGGATGGTGATGTTATAATAGGAGGTGAAACATGGAACACTGCCAACACCACTGGGACATAGAGGGAACCAATCTACCGGTAGCCCGTGCCGTATGCCTTAATTGTGGCGTTACAACCGAGTTCCGAAACACCCTGACATTCGAGCAGGATGAGGCAATGCAGACTAAGCGAAGGGTTACAAAGGCAAAGGCACAAACGGATGTGTAAGAATGGAAGCAAATAGAGAAATAGTCTACTATCTCAGCCAGTTAGATACCGACTTTAAGTGGCTTGAATTGTACTATCTATCCGATCTCCACTATGGTAACCCATTCTGTGACGCAAAGCGGTGGCTACGAGGGCTTGATTATATTAGAGATACAGCCCAGGCTCATGTTGTATTAACTGGTGACCTATGTGAGAGTAGCCTACGAACATCGAAGGGGGAGATTTATAAGCAGGTTGGGACACCCCAGGACCAGAGGGATTGGAATATCGAGAAGCTATATCCTATCCGGCACAAGATACTCGGTATGTGCAGTGGCAACCACGAGGATCGCATATTCAACGAGGTTGGTATTGACATCACCAAGGACATAGCCGAAGCGCTCGGCGTTCCCTACGACCCTGATGGTATGTATCTCAAGGTCTCGTTTGGTGACAGAAATAACTGGACTCAGGGGAGACCGTTTGTCTACTACTCTGATTCATCACACGGATATGGGGGAGCACGCACTAAGGCGGCGAAGGCAGTCAAGGTAGAACGCCAGAGCACATGGCTCCATGCGGATATAACAACGATGAGTCACGATCACGTTGTTAATGCTGCCCCGGACATATTTCTAATGCCTGATAATAGAACCACCCCTCAGAGAAAGGATGGCAAACTGACAGGATTCCGGACAGGCAAGGTGGTCGCCCATCGGAAATCACTGGTTAAGACCAATGCCTTCCTGAAGTGGGGCGGATATGCCAGGAAGGGTGGCTTCCCACCGAGCGACCTAATAACCCCTATCATCTGGCTAGGCGGAGAGGAAAAACCCTGGCCTGGTCCTAAGTCGCCATCTATGGAACTACGGAAAGAGGTAAGGGTGGTGGTATGAAGCAGTGGGAGATGGATATGCGTGCCGAGATCGGTAAGTCTCTCAAGCCGTTTGGTATGTACGGCATGAAGGACTTGATACCCGGAGCCACCAAGGAACTGATCAGGACTGCCAGAAAATACAGCCCCCACCTACTCAGGGAGAGGGCAAAGGAAAACGGGAGTGACGCTCAAATTTGTGAGCACTGCCACCAATTATTGAGTGATGCGATGAGGGAGGAATAATGGACGACGAACTAAGGAAAGTTGTATCAAAGGCGCTGTGTGGGATGTCTCCCAGTGAGAAGGTTTGTGAGGGCTGTGAGTTCTGGCATGACGGGCAGTGCGCCGACCCACAGGTTAAGAAACTTCTGACCGCTATCCGTAAGCTAGGTTATGTGAAGAAGGAGGCATAATGTGTTTCTGTGGCTGGTGCGGCGGCCTATGCGCCATAGCCCTACTGGGAATCCCCTGGATTATTATGTGGATTAAGAGAAGGAGGAATGGATGGATAAATCGACGAAGGCGATAGCGGACACACTGGGCTCAATTAAGAATCGCTGCCTGATAGCCGAGATAGTTATTGAGCGCAATGAGATATTACTGCTCCCGACTCTGTTGGAGGATATTTTTGAAAATGCGCAATGGCTCGTGGATGAGTTCTGTGTTAAGACTATTTCACCAGACGGCGAAACCCTTTAATAGCGTGAAACCTAATTAAAGTATGGTATGGTAAGATGCTGAGTATACCCCAGGGCTTCACCAGATGCGTTTTTAGGGGGGTTCAGGGGTTTTCTGGTACGATGGTATATCGGGATGAAATAGAGGGTAGAATTATGGAATGTGACACTTACGTTTACACTTGGCACGGACTAGCTGATGCAATGTCTAACTATTTCCGTCTCCTGATAGAGGAACGGACAGGGGAGACATCGGGAACAGGAGAGTTTTCAGGGAATGCCCGCTTTGTGAATGGGGCAATAATCAAGGCTGATATTGACCGGGCAATAGACAGTATCGCCCCTCATAAGGGCTGGCTGAAATTATCATTGGCTACGGATTGGGACTATTTAGTTAGAGGTTTACATCCGATACAGAGGGCGGTAATTGACCATTTCATCCTGGGCGGATCTATATCCCTCGATGCGATTATAGGGATGAAGCAGATGTTGGAGTTTCTGAATTGTGACGCTACAACTGATGAGGAGACAACCAATGAGTGAGATAAAACTACAAAACGAGTTTGAATTCTTAGGCGATATCCCCAAGACCAGCTTGAATCTCAGGGATAAATATACCGAGCCGCCATTCAGTGTTCTTGATTCCCACCAAGGATCGTGGCAAAACAGGAAACAAGCATGGAAATCGTTAGGGATAGAAGGAGAGATAGGCCGAAAATCAGAGTTGTGCCTAGCTCAATCAATGAATAAGTATGATTATCGCCAAAGCTATACTGGCACATCTGGATTTGACGAAGTGTTAGCCGAGTTGATGTGCCGATGGTTCTGCCCAGAAGGAGGCTGTATCCTTGACCCATTTGCAGGTGGCCCTGTTCGCGGTATTGTGGCACACTACTTAGGCTATCACTATGACGGCATAGAGCTAAGGCAGGAGCAGGTAGATAGTAATCAGGAACAAGCCCTAGATATACTCCCGCTAGACAACCAGCCTCAGTGGTATGTGGGAGATAGTAACAAGGTGCTTGACAACAAGTGGCTGCACAAGTTTGACTTCATACTCTCGTGCCCGCCCTATGCTAATCTAGAGATATACTCCGATCTTATTGATGATATTTCCAATATGGAATATCCGCAATTCCTTGAGATATACCGTAGTATAATACGGAAGTCATTGGCATTGCTTGGGCTTGGTAGTTTTGCCTGCTTTGTAGTAGGGGAGATAAGGGACAAACAAGGCTATTACTATGACTTCGTAGGGGATACAAAGAGAGCCTTTATTGATAATGGGGCAAGGTTATACAACGATTGTGTATACCTAGAGAATGGACTTAATACTGCTGCTATGCGAGCCTCTAAGCAATTTGAAGCTAGCAAGAAGCTAGTTAAGATTCATCAGAATGTGTTGGTATTTAAGAAGGTAGCATGAATCACCTTGACACTCATGCTATAATATAGATGGGTTGAGTATTACTACACCCTAATTTTATTATGCCAAGAAAGAAATTACCTGACGAATCTGAGGAAAAGCGCCGCTTTCTGGATTACTATTCAGAGGGAAAGACCTCGATAAAGGCGGCGACTCAGGCTATTGGTATACCATTTTCCCGTGTCTACCGCTGGAAGAAACAAGATCCCACCTTCATGGATGAGCTGGAATCTATAGAGCAGATGTTTGCCGATGAGGTTTTATTCCAACTCCGCCTAGCCGCAGCAAGCATCACCAATAAAGCATCTGTAACCGCAGCTATATTCCTGACCAAGGGCAAACGCCCCGAATACAAGGACCGCACCAATACCGTGAAGGTGAGCGGTGAGCTATCGCTGAAGGATAAGTGCAAAGGGGGGAAATGAGGGAATCAGGGAATATAATTGATCTCACATGGAATCCCGATATCACACTACCAATACTCGGAAAGTCGATTACTGTTGCGTATCCTGGTAGAGCGTCAATCACAGGGAGTATAGAAGAGGTATCATATTCGATTGACGAGGAGGGCTATGTTATTTGCAATATGAGGGTCAAGCCTAACTAGTTGTAGCGTTACAACTGAGGGGGAATTGTGATCTCCGATATCTGCCCGATACTGACAGTCGGCAGGGTAAACTCCCCGGTACAGTGCATCCGAGAGAACTGCGCCTGGTACAAGAAGGGATGCCCACGGCACAAGGCTCAGAAGAAGGCAAAGAAATGAGTTGTAACACTGCAATTACGAAACTCAAATCCCTATTCAAACACTCCCCCACAGAGAGAACCTTTCGTTGCACAAACCCCAATTGCAGAGGCCCAAACGTACACACCAACTCCAAAGCCCATATCATAGTCTGTCAGGAATGTGGTTACCCAATGAGTCAGATAGTATGAGTAGTTTAGTAAAGCAGCCCTGGGAGATGACGCGGAGAGAGTGGCGCGAATATGCGTCATCTCTATCAATGCCTGGGCGGAGAATGAGCACTATCTACGAGGATGACCAATTTCACGAGGATTGGATACGGGCAAGATTGCGTGAAGGTAAACCCGTTCCCACTAAGGTGATAGCCGAATATCCTGAGTTGAAGACAGAGACTAATGCGGTATAGCAGGGAGATCGGATGGATAGGAAGCAATACGGGGCAGCAGGAATGTGGAATTTTGTGGATGGGGGAATAGTAGTATGTGCAATGATTGGTTAACTAATGCACCCTACTGGAGCTGGCACACTATTGATGAGAAAGAGGTATCTGCGGTAGTGGATACTCAGGGAAGTGCGGTTGGGTAGATAGGAGGGAACTATGTTGAATGGTGATCGATTCTTGATTGGCGTAGGTATTATAGTGGCAATCGTTGGTTGTGCCCTTGGGAGCTTCTCGATTGGGCTAGCGGCATTAGGGCCGTTACTATTAGTTGCCATGGGTGTATTTGATCGTCGGAGAAGTATTAGATGATTAGGATAGCGGGAACCTGGGAAAATGAGGCTGGGTGTAGCAACGCCCTTCCTGTCCGGCCCGAAAAAAGGGGCAGTCGGAGATACACGTTACTGTGTAAGAATGCGGCAATCGACTTCCGCATTGGTGAGGTTTAGCTACGGAATAACTGAGTCTAATAGTTATTATACTCAGTCTAGGCACGGATCAGGGGGTAGGGGTTGGATCTTCTAACGGTACTTAAGGGAGGTCAGGGGGGAAGGGTCGGTACATGTATATCAAAACTAAAAGGATAGGAGGGGGTGATTATGAATCCACCGAATATCAAAGGATGCCGAGGTGTCAAGTGTCCGTATCTGACTCGTTGCACGGATGCGGGTAGTCTATGTAGTGGGTGTGCCAATAACACAGGTAGGCGGTCTTATTACCGGGAAGACCCAATAGATTATATTCCCTACGTCCCCTATGTTCCGTATCAGCCTTATTGGGTTGATCCGTGGGGGGCTCCGTGGAAAGTAACCTGCGGGGATTCCAGTAATATCGAGTGTACTAGCTACTACAGGGCTGGGGATTCGATGTGAACTTTACATTATCACTCTCCAGGCACTGCATGATGGCCTCCGCCCTGGTGATAAATCCAAGGCGGCATATGGGACAGATTAGGCACGGATCGAGGCTAATTCTTGAGGGCGGATATGTCCTACGGGAGCCATAACAAGATATATTGGTGAATTCTAGTGGCTGGTGAGGGTCGCCCTGTCTCCTAGGAATGGCGGTGCGAGGTCGAGGGTGGGTATGATCAGAGTAACCGGCTCCTAGGTTCACCGATACAGGAGGGTGTATGACGATCTGGAAACTCAGGCTAGCGGTACTCCTGGGCTGGAACGATACCGATAGCGGATGGCGGATGCGGGAGACTCAAGGGCAGGTTACCTATTATTGGGAGGTAGGATGGATGAGGAATTGAAGAAGGTTGCCCTATTTGCCGCTAAGAAGTTTCTGGAGGCCAACGGGTACTACGTGTCCCGCAAGGGGGAGATGCTTATGATGGATGGGATACGGAAGATAGAATACGAGCCATTCACCTACAGTAGCGGTGGAACTACCCCTTACGATCCTGCCACGGGGAACGCTGAGTGGAATACTGTATGAGATGCTGTACAAGCTCACCAGGCGGGCTTTCTACACAGACAGGTGGCACCCTCAAGGGCTGGAGGAGTTCCCTGAGGGGATGATCGTTGTATGGGCAGAGAGGACAGAGGATTGCCTGATTATGGAATACTGGGAGCCGGTAGAAGGGGAGAAAATGAATTGTGTCGCTACAACTCTGAATCAGAAACTGGCTAAATGGGCAGGGTTCAAGTGGGTTAAAAGAGGAGCCCCATGTCCTTGGGATAATGGAGCAACTATTTATCAAGTCTATGGTTGGGAACATCCTGACGGTAGTATCAACCTAAACAGTATACATACTCCCGATTTCACCACTTCTCTCGATGCCTGCTTTAAGTGGCTGGTGCCGAAACTGCAAGGATTTAGTGAAATTCAATTTTATCATTCAGAAAGTTGTGAATGGGTATGTTACGTACAACTTAAAGATGCGGCCAAAGAGATTGTAGCCTCCACCCCATCCCTATCCCTCTGTAAGGCCATAGAGAAACTGATTGAATGATGCACTACACCCATCCGCCGACGTGTCCTGAGTGCGGGGCGGATATGAGGAAGGTAGCAGAACTTGATGGGGTGTTAATTCGGAAACTTGAGTGGAAGTGTCCTAACTGTGATGAAGGGGGAGAATAATGGGTAGTTACAAATCAAAAGCAATCGACCAGGCCATTGCAGGCCAAGAGGCAAAGCGGGTTAGTGATGGGTTGTTAGTGGGATGTTGTAGCCATATGACGATAGGGCCGCGTGATCCTAGATGTGGGGCGATAAAGGGACACCCTTATGAATGCCCTTTCGTGGCTGGGTTATACCCTGAACCCTGCACCGTTGAGGACGAAGGTAAGTGTCCACGCTTGAATCCATCGCAAAGGAAACACATATCGCCGCCACCTCCCCCATCAGACGACGATGATCTCAGTATCATCTGCCAAGAGGGGTTTGGGTTCAGCTGGGAATCACGCCTATTCAACTGGGTATTTAGGAGGGGAAACTAATTGCCAAGCATGACCCTCCCGCTTTCCTTGCCGATAACTTCAAGGTCAAGACGTGGGAGAAACAGGACGAGATATTATACTCGGTGCGGGATAATGAGCGCACCACTGTGCGGAGCGGGAACGCCCTCGGCAAGACGTATATCGCCGCCGGCTGTATGCTCTGGTTTTTGTTCGATTATTATCCCAGTATCGTCCTGACAACGGCCCCGACCTACCGCCAAGTCAGAGATCTAATCTGGCGGGAAGCTGCCCGGATGTATCGGAGGCACACTAACCCGGGCGGTGAGTTCTGGCTACCGACAACGAGATTAAACCTGGAACCTGAGTGGTACGCCTTGGGTTTGTCGAGCGATGAGCCTGACAAGTTTCAGGGATACCACTCTGAGAACATACTGATAATCGTCGATGAGCCTTCGGGACTAGACGAGCAGATATTTGAGGCCATTGAAGGAATCATGGCAGGCGGTAACGCTAAGTTACTGCTGATCGGGAACCCGATGTCCATGAGTGGAACATATCGGGACTCCCACCTGGACCCGACGAAGGCGCAATTTTACAACCAAATACACATCTCCGCCTTTGACTCCCCCAATGTCAAAACGGGAAAGACCGTCATCCCTGGCCTAACTACTCAGAAGTGGATGGACGAGAAGAAAGAGGACTGGGGAGAGGACAACCCCCTCTACAGGATAAGGGTGCTGGGGGAGTTCGCCGAGCAGGGTGTTGATACCCTGATTAACCTCGACTGGATCAACCAGGCGGTCAAGCGGTACGAGCAGGACGATAAGAGGGAAGGTGACAAGGTGATGGGGGTAGATGTGGCCCGCTTCGGCGACGACGAGACGGTATACGGTATCCGCCAGGGATCTCGCCTATTTCAGATGCAACACTGGTCCAAGTGGGATACCATGAAGACCGCCAACTGGCTGAACCCGATAATCACTACAGAAAGCCCGGGGGCAGTGCTGGTTGACGTTATAGGTATAGGATCGGGCGTAGTTGACCGCCTCAAAGAAATGGGTCACAAACGGACGGCGGGGATTAATGTCTCAGAGAAGGCGAGGGATGATGCTAAGTTCGCCAATCTGAGGGCAGAGATATTCTGGCAGCTTCGAGAGCGGTTCCAGCGGGGAGAGATTGAGATACCTAGCGACCCGAAACTGGCGGCGCAGTTGGCCGGATTGAAATATGAGTTCGATAACCTCGGAAGGCTCAAGATGGAATCAAAAGAACACATGAAGGATAGAGGCATGAAGTCACCCGACCGGGCGGACATGTTGGCAATAACGTATATGCAGAAGAAGAAACGGTTTGGT